AAGACCGCAACCCCGACCGCCACGAAGGGCTCCACGACCACCGCACTGGCCTCCACGACCAACAGCGGCACTGTGGACATCAAGTACACGCTCGACGGCACCGATCCGCGTTACAGCGACACCGCTTTGGCGTACAGCTCGCCGATCACCAACCCGACGGCGGGCACGGTCATCAAGGCTGTGGCATACAAATTTTCCGCAGGGTTCTACGGGTCCGACATCCTGACCCACACCTGCGAGTAAGGCAAGAAGGACCGACAACAGGATAGGGGGCGGGTATACCGCCCCTTGTCGACTATTTGGAGGGTAATATGGCGAAAACAGCGGAAGAAATCTTCAAGATGGCAGCGGCGCTCATCTATGAAAACGCGACCGGTAACAACTCGGACGCCGAAAGCAGAGCATTCACGCCGGACTTCCTCAACATCCACCTGCAGGAGTGTTTGAACGCGGAGAACTCGATTCGGCGCAGCCTGGGCGAAACAGAACTGACATCCGCGCCGTGGCTCACGGATTTGACAACATCCATCGAATACCACGACGCACTCACGCGTGTAGCCTTGCCGTACGCCTGCGCAAGCCACTACTACGCAGAGGCGATGAACGAAGAGCGCGCGGTGTATTTTGACAACCTTTACAGGGCGGCGAGATCGAACGCGTCGGTTTGCGTGGAAGAGGACATCACAGACGTCTACGCATCGGAGGAATAATATGCAAAAAGCATTCTTAAAAACATATCAGAATTTTCAGGGCGTGGATTTTTCCACGTCCCCTGCGCAGGTAGACGACGCGCATTCTCCGCTGTGCGAGAACATCGTAGCCGACTTTGCCGGATACCCCGAAAAGCGCGTAGGATGGCGCAAGCAGTGCCAGGTGATGGCGCCGGTGAACGGCATGTGGAACGCCGTGTTCGCGTCAGGAGCAACGCATAGAATTGTCCACGGCGGGACGAAGCTCTACACCTGCGACGACGACACACCCGTAGAACTCTACACCTCCATGAACAACGCCAAGAGCACCGGATTTGCCCACGGTGGCAAGCTTTATATCCTCGACGGAGCGAATTACCTTTGCGTGTACGAAAGCGGCAGCAGCCTTGTAGTGAGCCTTGTGACGGCGATGGATGTCCACATACCTACCACGTGCATTGCGCGCGTGCCGGACGGCGTAACGGTGCCTGTGGGGTCGACAGCACCCGCAAGCACGCCGTTTGAAGAGATCAACCTGCTGACGCCCAAGGCAAAAAATTCATTCGCAGGAACCGCATCGGGTACCGTGTACGTCCTCGACACAAAGGGCGTTACGTCGATTGTTGAAGTCAAAGTAAACGGGGTTGTTGTGGCGCCGTCGGCGTACACGTTCTCCGCTTCAAACCCGAGCAACTACGGATACCCGACGGTAACGTTTACCACGGCGCCGGGCGTGAGCACGCTGGGCGCGGGCGTCGACAACGTGCTGATCACATGGTCTAAAACGGTCAGCGGAAACGCGGACAAGATCACCAAATGCACCATCGTGGCGGAATACGGATATTTCAACGACAACAGGTTTTTCTTTGCGGGAAATCCGTCGGCAAAAAACACCGACTGGTGTTCTGGGACAGACGACCCGACGTATTGGCCGGAGTATGGATACACCAAGATCGGCGCGGACACCAATCCGATCATGGGATACCTCAAACAGGGCGATGCGCTGGCGATCATCAAAGCCGACAACGAGCAGGATGCAGAGATATTCCTGCGCACGGCAGAATTCAGCGGAAACAACGTCATATTCCCTGTCAAGCAGGGGGTGAAAGGCATTGGCGCAATCTCAACGGGCGGTTTTGCCAACATGGTGACGGACGCCTTATTTCTCGCGAAAGAGGGTTTATTCGCCCTTGTAACGACCAACACGGCCAACGAGCGCGCGGCGAGAAATCGCAGCTACTACGTGAATGCTCGTCTAACCAAGGAAACAGACCTATCCAGTGCGGTTATTGTGAGCTGGCAAGGGCTTCTCTTGATCGTTGCCGGGACAAACTGCTATGTCGCCGACAATCGGCAGGGCGATTATCGGTGGTACTTCTGGACCAATATCCCGGCGCGCGTGTTCTTGCCGATCGCGGACGCGCTTTACTTCGGAACAGCCGACGGATACGTATGCCGATTCAACAGTGACACAGTTCGAATGGATCGATACTCGGACGGCGGAACGATGACGGACGGCGTGATTACAGGCGGCGAGAGGATCTTTGCGCAGTGGTCGACCAAACTGGACAACCTTAGATACATCACCATGCGCAAGACGATGCTCAAAAAAGGATCGGGCATCATGATCAAGCCGTTTACGCGCAGCTCGATCAACGTCTACATCAAAACGGATGCGAGAGAGAAAACGGAGATCGCATCCGGCACGATGGACAGATTCAGCTTTGAGGACATCAGATTCGACCGGTTCACATTCAACGCGTCGGACAGTCCTCAGACGATACCGTTCAACGCAAAGATCAAGAAGTTTATCAACATCCAGTTCATCTTCGAAAACGACGTTCTGGATGAAGGGTTTGGCATTTTAGGCGCACAAATCCAGTATGTGATTGGACAATACGTAAAATAAAGGAGGGAATATGAACGCTTACGAACGCGCAATGGCGGCCATGGGTGCACAGCTTGACGAGAAACAGAAAAAGCGCCTAAGAGACGCGGCGCAACTTCTGGACCAGGGCAACGCAGAAACCCGCAGAACCTCGTACGCGCAGCAGCAGACGGGAATCATGCAGGACACGCAGCAGCTCGCGGCGCAAGGCCTCGCAGGAAACGCTTACAGCGGGTTTCAATCCGGCGAACAGGAACGCCGGGTAAAAACCCGTGATGGCGTGTATGACATGACCCAGAACACGCTCAACACGCTGGAAACCAACTCACTCATTGCAACGGGTCAAAAACTCGTGCTGCAGAAGCGCGCCGCCGAGGAAGAAAGACGGAGAAGAGAAGCATTAAGGCGTCAGCAGGACGAAAACGCCGCGTATAGACGTGTATATTACCAGGAACAGAGAAACGAGCATTTGTGGGATGCTATACCACGGTCGCAAAAACCATCTGCCCCGGCAGCCCCGCAAGCGGCAAAACCTTCCGCGTGGCAGGCGGCGTATAATGCCATGGCCCAAAACACGGGTACCGGAACACAAGGCCTGTTAAACCTGCTCAACATGACCCCGGAAGAGAGACGGAAGAACCAACAGGAAATCTACAATGCTGCACAAGCCGCAGGCGGGACATCGGAAGCAAACACGATGTTTGGCCTCAATCCGATCAAGAACGCTGCAGAAGCGCAGGACGCGGCAAAAACGGAAGCAGCCGCGCAGGAAGTATTTCGCAGGCAGCAGGAGCGCATCGCGCCACTGGATAAGGAAACGGGAACGGCAAGCATTCAGAAGATCGACACACGGTTGGATGAAATTGACGCCTTGATTGCGCAGGCTGATGTTCAGATGCGATATGTCCGGAGCAAAGACCAGTACGAGGAAGCAACGTCGAATCTTTCGGCGCTGCGCGCGGAAAAGTCCGTTTTGGAAGAGCAGCGTAGAAATCAAGATCGGCGCATGAAAGCCACTGTGTATGCTGAATACATGGATCTCGCCGACAAACCGGATTTTCAGGAGAAATCAAAACCGAATCTGCGCGAGATGGACAACTTCTACCGCGGCATAAACGGCATGGAATACATCGGCACAGGCGCAAATCTGGCGGACACCGAAAAGTCAAAGCGTGTGAGCCTCATGCCGACGGCAAAGAAGGGGTACGACGGCGGACGGCAAGCCGGGCAATACCTCACAGATGAGGAAAAAGATGTTTTCAACTACATCTTTGATACGCAGGGCGCGGACGCCGCCGAGAAGTATGTCGAGGATCTGCGCGCGGTCATCAACGCGCGGTATGCCGGGCAGGAAACCGAGCGTTTCACAAACATGGCAGATGAAGCGCCGATTCTGGCAAGTGCGATGTCCATCTTTGGTACGCTGGCAAAAGCAACAGGCACAATTTACTCTTATACCACAGGGCGTGACATCGACCCGAATTCGCCGTTCTTTATGGGAAGCAGACTGAATCAGGTCGTGCGTTCCGAAGTTGCGGCGAACATTGCGGACGGTGTTGGACGCCTCGACCGCTACTCGCCGTCTCAGTTGAAAAAGATGGGATACACGGACGAAGAAATCGCCAGAATTCAAAGCGGAGAGCTGCGCGCGGCAGGATCAGAATTTGTTGGTGCTGCGTTAGGGTTCCTATATCAAACGGGAATGAGCATCGCTGATTTCTTGCTGATTGCTCAAACCGGAAGCGCGGCATCGTTGACGATCATGGGAACCGGTGCGGCAGCTGATACGGTAATGGAGGCAAAACAGCGCGGAGCATCTGACGGAGACGCGCTGGCACTCGGAACGGTTGCGGGCATCGCCGAGGCGTTCTTTGAAAAATTCTCACTGGATAAGTTCTACAAAATGAACGTGGCCGGTAAGAATGCGGTCATCAAAAACATGCTTGCACAGATGGGAATTGAAGCATCCGAGGAATTTTTCACGGAATGCACCAACATTCTGGCCGATATAGCGATCATGGGTGACAATTCGGACACGCGGATGCGTATCAACGCATACAAAGCCACAGGAATGTCGCAGCAGGAAGCCGAAACAGCAGCACACATGGACAACTTCGAGCAGGTAATGCTCGCGGCGCTTGGCGGTGCGATCTCCGGCGGTGTGATTGGCGGCGGCAAGTCATTGGGCATGCGCACTATCGAAGGAGCAAAAAACGGCAACTTAGATCTAACCGATCCGAAAATCCAAGCCCAGCTCGACCCCGAAAAAGTGAAAGCACAGCAGAAGAAGGAGCAGAACGCCGCGAAAGACGCTGCCACACGCGTCCAGAACATCAACCTGCAAGATATCAAGGCAACAGATGCAAACCCCGTGAAAGCCACGCTTGTGGACGTAGCGGCGGCGGAGCTCAAGGGCAAAGGCGAGCCGGATACCGTAGTTGCGGAAGTCAAGGCGGTTTTGGACAAGCAGCTGCGCGGCGAGCCGATCACGGCCGAGGAAAGATTCATATTGATCAGCAACCCGACCATCCGTGAGGCGTTCAACATCACAGAGCCGGTACCGACCATGCGGATTGGGAAGAACGGGAAGATGGAAGCCGCGAAAATCGAAACGCAGGCATCCAACGCGGCGGGTGAGCAGAAGACGGTAACGCCCGATTTCATGAATGAGAACACGGAGCAAGCCGAGCAGACGGAACAGAAACCCGTCACGCAAGAGGATGCGAAGCCTTCCGCGAAGTCCGAAGTCTACAAAGAACAGCTCGCAAAGTCGTTCGTCAAAGACGTTTCGGACAGCATCGGGTTGACAAAAGAAACAGGCGCGGCGAAAGAGCTTTCCAAGGCAATCAACTCCGTGATGGAGAAAGGGAAATTCAGCTCTGATGAGCAAAAAGCGCTGTTCGACAAGATCACGAAGGACCTGCCGGAAGGAACAAACATCGAACGCGCGCGGATCGCGTTTGATGACGCGGTTTTCAACGTGCGCATGAGCCTCGGCCTTGTCGACCGCTACGAAGCTGCCCGACACGCCAAAAAGCAGCAGAAAGCGGAGCGCGTGGCAGACGCCAACGACATGCCGCTGGTCAAGAAAGCGCTTGAAGACCGGAAACCGTTGGCGCGTCAGCTCCAGAAGATCAAGGACGACAACGTTTTCACCGCAGCCGACACCAAGGACATCAACTACATCTTGGACGGCGGGGAAGTCAATCTGGAAGGCCGAACCAACGCCGCGGCGTTCAAGCAGCGCCTCGAGGTGGAGCGCAAGCTGCGCGCGGCAGACCAGATCATCAGCGATTACAACAAGCAACGCAAACGTGCGCTGTTTGATCAGGCCGATCGCGCTATTTCGGGGTCTGAGGCGTGGAAAGATAAAAAACTTGGGATTCAGTATTCGGCGGAGATAATGGAGCGAAACTTTGAAGATGTCGTTAAGAATCCTGCACAAGCGGCGCTGATTAACGAAATTTATATGGCTCCTGTCCACGCGAATGAAGCAGAAGCTACCCGAATGAAGGAAGAATATCGGTCGAGGGTAAAATCTTTAAAACTGAACAATGCTGAAAAGAAAGCAGTTCAGCTGATGGGCGAAGGATCGACCGAGGACATGATCAAAGCGCAGATTGGTGAAACCATGTTTAATAAGGTGAACATGGCAAAAGTAAGCTCTTCGGTAGAAATATTCAGAGGGATGTATGATGAACTGATCGCGAAAATTAACGATGTAATGATCAGAAACGGATACACGCCGATTGAGTACCGCAAAAACTATTTTCCGCACTTCAACGACCCTGAACCTGATACGGTTATGAAGAAAATGGCACAAGCACTTGGAATATCGATTGCTACTGATGAAATACCGACGGACATCGCGGGATTAACTGCGTCGCGTAAGCCTGGGAAAAACTATTTTGCGCATATGTTCGAAAGAAAAGGAGAGACAACGACAATCGATGCGGTAGGAGGGTTTGAGAGCTACATCGAAGGCGCCGCGAACCTTATTTACCACACGGATGATATCCAGCGTTGGAGAGCGCTAGAAAGTGCTTTGAGATATGAACATTCAAACGAGGCGATCAAAAAACGCGTGTTGGATATTGTGTCATCTCCTGAGTACGACCCCGAGCGGCAACAGATCGAGTTTGATGCAATTTTCAACGAACGACAAGGGCATCTAGGAAAACTGGTTGGAGAAATCAGAGAGTACACAAATCTACTCGCAAACAAAAAAACATTAGCTGATCGTGTTGCAGAGGCTGACCTGGAGAGAAAGATGTACAGCGTCGTAAATACGACGAATGGGCGCGTAGCTGCAAACATGGTGGGCGCAAACGCGTCTGTTGTGATCACGCAGCTGATACCGATCGCACAGGCAATGGCTTCAACGGATGCGAAAAACATGCTTTTGGGCATGACGCAGCAGTTCATGACCGCTTTTAAGGATGATGGGTTCTTTAACGAGAGCGATTTTCTAACAAATCGCGTTGGATCGGACAAGCTTACGGCCACATGGGCACAGAAAGCATCTAATAAACTGAACGCGGTGAATAAAGTTGTTGATTCGTTCGTAGCTGGTTCGATAGTTCGAGCACAACTAATTCAGAACATGCAAAAAGGCATGTCGAGGGAAGAAGCTTTGAAAGCGGCGAACGACTGGACTGCGAGAATAATGGCGGATCGATCGAAGGGCGCGCGTCCTACGGTTTTCAGTAGAACAAACCCGGTTGCCAAAACAGCAACTATGTTCCAGCTGGAAGTAAACAACCAGTTGAGACATATCTTTAAAGACCTGCCACGCGCCTTGCGAGATAAAGGACTCGCAGCTATTGCGATGGCTCTGTTTAAGCTTTCGATATGGTCTTGGATTTACAACGAGGTCACGGAACCTATTACAGGAAGAAGGGCCGCACTTGATCCGGTCAACATTCTAATGGAGTTTGGCCTTGATCTTGCAAAAAAAGACCTCGGAACAGCGACATTTTCACAATTTATGTTCGACAAGCTGACGAAGGGGGAACCTTGGAAGCTGGAGGACAAAGAAAGTGATACGGGAACGGCTATTGAAGGGTTATACGAGAATATCATGCAGCAAATGCCGTTCACGTCGTTGCCGGGAGCACTCGCCGGGGAATCCTGGGGACGCATTCCGATTGACAGCGCAATTCCGGATCTCAAGAGGATGCTATCGCTTGATAAGGATATAGCGATAGAGAAGAAAGCCGAAGTAATCGGGAAAGAAGTAGCAAAACCGTTCCTATACCTCGTTATGCCGTTTGGCGGAGGACAGACCAAGAAAATAGTAGAAGGAATATCGACTGTTGCCAAAGGGATGAGCACGACTTTGAACAACGAAGGAGAAGAGCGGATCCAATTTGCGACAGATCAGGAGTTCACGGACTACTTACAAGCTGCTCTATTCGGGAAATGGTCTTTGCCACAAGCACAGGAGTACATCCGAAACGGCTTCGACATGATGACCGTGCGAGAATCCGAAGGCTACAAAGCGGCGCGCGCGGCTGGAATTGACACCGATTATATGCGTGTGCGTGCAGAACTGTCGAAGATCGAGCCGACGAAGGACAAATACGGCGAAGCGGAAGAATCGGCCGCAACGCTCCAGCGTCGCGCCTTGATGAACTGGCCGGGGCTCACCGCAGAGCAGAAGCAGATGTTTGACAAGTACCTGATCGCCGGAGAGAACGGACGTAGCTATGATTATTCAAACGCCGCGTTGCTTGAACTGAACCTGATGGGCAAGAGCGCGTATGAAAAAGCTGTGAACGCGCAGCGACAGGGCATCGCGCCGGAAACGTATCTCGACTATGTGCAGCTGAAAAAGGAGTACGACGCGGCAAACGAAGACCTTGTGCAGAGGGGCCAGGAAACCGTATCGGTCAACGAGCGCATGCACGACGCGATTTGGCAGGACGAAGACCTGACTACGACGCAGAAGTTCCAGCTGGAAGCGGCGCTCACCGCACAGGATGGCTGGATGAACAAGGCTATGCTCGCGGCACGCGCGGCGGTGAGGAACGACAAATTCTATCCCATCGCCGAGAAGATCCGCGACTACGAAGGCAAAGAACCGTTGTCAGAGTACGCATGGAGCGTCATTCGCGCCGACAGGAGCCTTACGCCGGAGCAGCAGCTGCGGCTTCAGGAAATCGTTAGTAACGCCGACAACAAGACGAAGATGGACAGAATCGTCGCAGCGGGCGTTCCGAAAGAGCCGGCATACAGGTATCTGGCAATCTACCGCGACTACCTGGCGAAGGACACGGATAACGAGCTTGATTACAGCGACGAAAAGGCATTCAAACTCGCCGTTTCGCGCGAAAAAGGATTAAGCCCGCTGGACAAGATGAAGATCACGGACGCTATACTCGGATCGGATTCAAAACTGTTCAGCGGATGGGAACGGGCGAACGTTGACGCAAGGATCAACCCGAAAGCATACTATGAATTCCAGATGAAGTGGCTCGTTTTCAATGCGAAGGATGAAAACGGGAGAACGATTGATGTTTTGAGAAAGCAACACACAAAGGAATACCTGGAAACACTTGGACTTACACAGGAGCAAATGGAGTACTTACTATTCAACGCACCAGGATCAACATACACAAAGTGGTAAACCCGCAAAAGAGTACCGAAAAGTAACGTTTTAACGGGTTACAATGAAACCATGAAAAGCCAACGAAGAGAGCGCGCAAGCGCTCTTTTTGTATAAAAAAGGGCTATCGCGAAACACGATACCCATGCGGTGCAGAACAAATCGTTCAGTACCAGGCAAAACCATCAAAATTCTATCGTTTTAAACGAGGGTACGCCAAAGCGGCGTGTCCATAAGAATACCACGACGACGAACCGACAAATCATCAAATTTATCAGGAGGGTATTCATGAACGACCTAATGAAAGTGGACTACAACTCGGAAACCCCGACTGTGCTCGGGCGGGAACTGCACGCGGCGCTTGAAGTGGACAGCAACTACACCACGTGGATGAACCGAATGGTGGAATACGGATTTTCGAGCGGGACGGACTTTATTCCAATTACGGAAGAAAGTACCGGAGGCAGACCGGCGACTGATCACCAACTCACAATCGAGATGGCAAAAGAGATCTGCATGATCCAGCGCACGGATAAAGGCAAGCAGTGCCGACAGTATTTCATTGAGCTTGAGAAGAAGTGGAACAGCCCCGAACTGGTCATGGCGAGAGCCTTGCAGATGGCAAACAAGAGCATCGAGGCGTTGAAAACCTCGCAAGCGGCGCTGGAAGCCAAAAACGCCGCCTTGGAGCCAAAGGGCGAGTATTATGACAAGCTGGTAGAACGCGACGCAGTGACAAGCTTGCGGGACACCGCAAAACTACTCGAGATCCCCGAAAAGAAATTCATCGGAACAATGTTGGCGAAGAATTTTCTCTATCGGAATCAAAAAGGAGTCCTGACGCCACGCGCGGAGAAGAACCGCGGGTATTTCAAGGTGAAAGAGTACACCAGCCCAACGTCCAAGGCCACCGGTATACAAACGCTAGTCACAGTCAAAGGAAGAGAGCATTTCGCGAAGCTGTTCGCGAGTTAGGAGTAAAGCATGGCATACGAAAACCTGCAAATTACAGCGCTGAATGATCCGGTATCCGATTTGGAGACAAACCCGGACTTAGGGCCGGAGACGCTTAAAGCGTGGTTTGATAAAAACTCTATTCAGATCATGATGGCGTTTAACGCCGCGCTTGTAGTGCTCGGGCAGGACAAAGACTTATTCGACGCATGGAAAGCGCAGCTCGAGGCGTTGAACCTAGACGCGGGAGCCGCTGCGGCGCTCGCTGCTGCCGTGGTCGACCTTCAGGACGCGCAAGCGGCAACCGAAGCGGACGTAGCGGACAGGGAACTTAAGACACTGCCGTTCACGGATCAGGCGGTATCGACGTCGGATTGGGCAACCTACACGGCCAGCGGAACGGAAGAAACCGCGCTGTATGCCGACGGCTATACTTATCGCAAATCGCTCGCATTGGAAGGTGTTCTCGCGACGATGCGAATACTCGAATGCGCGATGTCTCATAGCACATCGAAATGCGGCACATCGATTGCAGGGAACGCGCTTCCCTATGACGGCGGGATCAAACTGTATGCCAAAGGCGTGCCGACAAGCGCGTTTTCGATCCTGTCGATCTCTTTCGGGAGGGCATGATAATGTCACCTTGGGGAAGTCTTGGATTAGGCGGGGTACCGCTCAACTATGATTGGTTGATCGCTACATCATATGCGAACCTGCCGAGCGGAAAGCCCGCGAACACAATAGGATTTATCACATCGACGGCTGTTCCGAACGTTTATTTTCAGAACGGAACTGTAAGCGGAATGTCTACGGGCGATGTTGTAATTCGTCAGGGCGTCACGCCTAGCAATCCGTTCAACATCCACCCCACGGGGAAGCTTTATATCAACGTAAGCGGGGCTTACCAATATAACGGAACATTGTGGGTTCCAATATCAGCGTATCTTTACACTGGTTCGGCGTGGGTTCTGCTGTCGGAAATCTATTACGACAACGGTTATATTCCGAGCAACATCGGCGCATTCCTCGCATACAAAATCGCCGGAACAACAGCGACCGTTACGCTAAACGCAGACAACGTGCAATTCTCCGTTTCGTCCGCGTATGGACGGGCGTATTCGCAATACAAGGTTGATTTAACCCATATTTCTACGCTGGGATTCAGGGCAAAGGTAAATAACGAGGCAGGTATGTGGGCGGGATACCTTGATGAATACGACGCCTCTGGATCATCGACATTGGTAACGGCAACAGCTGACTACGCTGACTATTATCTCAACGTCTCAGCTGCGACGGGAATGAAACATATTGCTTTTGGTGTGAGTGCCTCGACAACCAGATCTATCTACGTCAAAAAAATTTGGGGCGTGTGAGGCTGCGAGAAATGGGCAATAGCTTCACCACCTGGACCATGGCGATCATGGCCGCTCTGCTGATCGTAGCGCTGATCATCCAGAACCGTCTCAAACCGAGAACATAGGAGGAACGCATGAAATACACAAAGCTGCTGAGAGCCGGAATGTACGGAAACGACGTGCAGTACGTGAAAGAGCGTTTACTGCAACTCGGCATGTACGAAACTGTAACCGAGTTCAAGAAGCCAACATTCTACGGAAGCGATACAAAACGTGCGGTCATCCGGTTTCAGCAAGCCACTTTCGCAGACCCGAAAGAATGGGACGGCGTCGTTGGACCGTTGACCTGGGCGGCTCTGTTTGGTGAATCGCAGCCCGTGGAAGTGATCACGACGCCGGGGTTTGAATCGCTCGACCGCTTCGGCGACGCGATCAAATCCGCTATCGTCAATGATTTGCTTGGTGTATCCGATACCAGAAGCGAAATGTGCCTTGACGCGCTGCAATTCGCCATCGATCCGAATAACCCAGGCAAGTTTCCTCGATCGCTCTATATCCGCGGCGGGAACATCTATAACACCGACCTGACGCCGAACGTCATCACAGTAGCGCGCATCAGATCGGGCGCAGCTCGTCAACCGGAATTCTATGACGGCGGGCGGCAGGAGATGATGGAGCTTGCGGTAGCAGATAACCCGCTGATCACTTGTGCGGACTGCTCGGGCGGCGTCGTTGGACTCCATCGTCACGCGGGCGTGGTGAAACCGACGTTCGACCTTTCGGCAAACGGATTTGATGCAAGTTCGTCTTACACACACATCAACCGCGACGAACTCAAGCCCGGAGATCTTCTTCACAAGCCCGGACACATCGGGATGTATGTCGGCGGAGGATACGGAGTGGAATGGATGGGAGGCGCTTACGGGTGCCAGCTCACGCGCGTAGATGGACGGCGCGGGTGGAACTACGTCAAGCGTAAGCTCGAGCGTCCGGGTAAATGGGAGAACTTCCTGCGGGCGAAGCGGTACTAATATGGATCACAACAAAACAACGTTGGAGGATGAGGCATGAAGGACTGGTTTTTGAAGTATTGGGCGGAGGTTGCGTGCGGCGCGCTGGTCGTGGCAGTCACGACGATGTACAAGCGAAACATGGCAATGCGGAACGGAATGCGCGCCATGCTGCGCTACGAAATCATCAAAGGCTGCACTTATTGGATACGAATGGGCTATTGCCCACAGTTCGAGCGCGACGCCATCTGCGACATGTTCGAGCAATACACAGTCCTCAAGGGGAACCACGGCGTATGTGTGCAGGTTGACGAAATGCTGAAGCTGCCAACCGAAAAACCGAAAAGAACCAGGAATAAGGGCGAGCAGCCTTTATCATAAAAAAAACAGGAGGCAAAACATGAAAAAGTTGAACAAAAAGTTGCTGGCAGGATTGATGATTGCCATTCTTTTCCTCATCCCGACCGTCGCGCTCGCTGACGCGGACGCAGACCCCGACGGCCTGATTCTTGGGTTTCTGGATCCCGAGAAGGTGGCAGAAACCGTGCTCAACGTCTTCGCCACGGCAGCAATTACCGCGATCGGTGTCGGTGGCACGTGGCTCACGGTACAGATCGGCAAGAACAAAAAGTTCGAGCGAATAGCCCAGGCCATGTGGCAGGTTACGCAGCTCGCGCAGACGACCGTTGGCGAATTGAAACAGACCGTTGTCGATGCATTGAAAGAGAAACAGGGCAAGCTTAATGACACGGACATCATCCGATTGCGAAAACTTCTGCTCAACAAGACCAAAGAGAAGATGGCATCCGCAACCTACGATTTGCTGATTGCCTCCGCTGTTGATGTGGAGGCGCTGATCCTCGGCGTCGGTGAGGACTTGATCGGCAAGGTCAAACCCGCCGAGGCGAAAGCCGCGGCGAAGAAGTAACTGCACACAACAAACAAAAGCGCGCTGATGACGGCGCGCTTTTTGCATAGAATCAAGCAGTATACAGGCCACCATCTGGCCACTTTGATTTATAAACTACGTAAAAAATTGTTACGTGACGTAAAAAAGAATGCAAAAAACACCGAAAAACAGGCACTTTTTTACGTGACGTAAAATAAACGCTACGGTTCAAGTCCCATCTGCCGCACCAAGAAAAACCCGCTAAATTAGCGGGTTTTTTCATATCTTTTAGGAATCGCTGGCCACTTTCTGGCCAGTTTCTTTTTTTGGATCAAACGGAATTGGATTTCTACACTGAATTATGCGTTTGAAGTTCGCGCCGGAGATGCGCTGCGCGCGGGTAAGATCGCCGTCGAGCTCGTGGGAGTATGTCCCATGCGTGTCCATGCTCGAAGAGTGGCCGACCTGCATCTGCAACAGCTCGCGCGGCATCTCCTTGTTGACGGAAACATACGTGTGCCGGAGCTCGTAGAGCGAAATCGGCTCGATGCCGTTGTGCTTCTGGTAGACGATCCAGTGATCATAGAAGGTGCTTTCTCTCGCGTGGTTGCCGTTGGTCCACGGGAACAGCCAGGGCGACACGACGCCTTCACGCTGGAGCATGGCGCGCTGCGCGGCGAGCTCGTCCATGGCAAAGGAATTCATGCGGAACGTGCGCTGCGCATTCTCGTTCTTGCCGCTGGTGAGCTTGTTCTTACGGTTCACGGAACGCTCGATCGTGATCAGCTCGCCGGAGATATCGGACATCTGCAAGCCCAGCACCTCGCCGGGGCGCAAGCCGGTGACGGCGGCGAAGCGGAACGCGTGGATAAACCATGCAGGCACCACTTTGTTATTGAGTATCATTTCATCCGAAGAGAACAGTTTGCGAATATCGGCGGGCTGCAGCGTGCGCTTCTCAAATCGTGGTGCGTCGCGCGGGATCACGAGATCTTCCGGGCGCAGCGTCGTGCAGCCGCGTTTCCGGCAGTACTTGACGAAGCAGGTCATACAGCCGCGTATATTCGCGAGCGACTTCCGAGAAAGGCCTTTCTTGTGTGCTTCAAGGATTACATCCTGCATATGCTGCTCGGTCAATCTCCCGATCCGCGTCTGCCCAATATAAGGCGTGATATGATTCTTCGCGAGATTGCGGTATTGATAATCATCATACCCAAGCGCGACGTAATCTTTGAGCCAGTCTTCGATCAGCTGCGCACAGCGGATCTCTTCATCTTGCGTGTGGCTCTTGAGCCATTCGTCGGCCTGCCGTTCTGCGTCGGCCTTGCCGCGTCGACCGGGAACATCAGAATAGAACCGGCGGCGAACACCTTCGGACTGCACGCGAATAGCCCAGCGCTGGGATTCTTCATCCCAGACAGCGGAATTTGATCTAGTCATGATTCACCTCTAAAAACTTCTCCAATCTAAGTTCATTCAACTTAAATTCGATCTTGCTATAAAGATAATGAAGTTTCAAGTCCTTGCCAAGGAGCTGCCAATTTTCTACAACGATACAGAAAAGAATGAGCGACGCAAGGTTTTGTTTTTTGAGCAAAGTGTAAAGAGCGCGTGCGCTTTCAGAGTAAATAGTGAAAGATGTGAGAGCTTTCTTTCTCGCGTGCAATTTTGCCAAGCGACCAGCTCTTGCATAAGAATATCTTTTTTCTATCGTAAGAAAATACCAAAAATCGAAACCCTCTTCGGGATTATCCTCTTTAATAATCAAAAATTCACTTAATACTTCTCGAAAAGTGGTTTTCCAGCGCGCAGTAAATACACGGTTTGAGACGTATAAAAAGAGTACAAAAGCAAATATACCTATAAGAACCCATAGCCAAGTCATAACTAAACCTCAAAAACGAAGTCGGAAGGGTGAATATCGCGAATTGCAGATTCGAACCAGGTCGTAATACACATCAAAGTCTCGGTTATGAAAATGGGGTCGAAAACAGGGGTTGGTTCAAGTAACGCGTTTTCAATCAACCATACAGACAATCGATAAAACTCATTATCTGCTCCGGAACCTTTTTTTGGAAGTTCGGACGCTCCGACATGTAGTGGATGTCTCATATTTCGAATGTCGTCAAAAACGCACATTTTCGTTCCGATTATGCGCGTCGTGGTAGCATACTTTTCTTCAGTTGATGCTGATGGATGTTCAAATGTAAGATATGAAAAAACAGCCATCTCGGAAATGTCAAAAGCTCGTTCTGTGAGCTGATCAATCAACATATGCTGCAAATAAATGCCAAGATAAACCGAATTTCGTTTTAGTCTTTGCCTATCAAAAACCGTTTTATTGCCCTTAAATAGAAAGGGCTGTTTCAGCGTGTAATTTGGTTGATCATCAATCAAAGAACACATGATGTTGAAAAGTTGGAGGCTTCGCTGGTATACGCTCACAGCGAGCGGATAAAGCTTGCTATCGTTTTCCATATTAACCTACCCCGTTTTCTTGGATTATGAAAACACAATAGCACAACATATAGTGAATTGACAACCCCGCATTGTCTGCTATAATTAAATGCAAACGAACGTTCGCATAAACGAAGTATAGCACGAAAGAATGGGGAGTACAACATGCGGATCGACTACATGCATCTACCGGAACTGGCGGACAAGCGGCACGTCGTCGTGGATGGACGGCACACCGTGAACACCGCGGCGAAACCAAGCAACGTGATTTACCTTTTTGACCGTGGGCGTGTTCCGGTGCCGGATGAGGTAGCCGAACGCGAACAACTCAAAGCGAAAGCCCCGCAATAGCGGGGCTTTTTTTATGCTCTTTTATCGGCCCCGTGATTGGATTCTGTGGAATCTGCATCGGCGCGCGCGGCTCTGACAATTCTGACGGTTCGTTCGTCGTCGCTTTCTTCCGGGATAGAATCGCACTCGGCGACCAATCTGCGGGCAAAAGCGAGAACCGCTTTGCGTTGCTCGGAAGTCATCTCGTAGACGGAACGCATCATGGCTTGTTCGAGAGTATCGAGTGAATGCTTCGACGAAAGTTCTGAAATAAAGTCATCGACTGCGTCCTGGAACATTTCACCTTTTCCTGAAATCGCCCACTCTTCCTTTAAATGAAAGACCGAAACAATATGCCGAAGAAGGATATCTTTTATCTCTACACGATCATTTTCAATGTTCGCAACCATATCGCGACTTGCTCCGAATCGCTCGCCGAACTCCTTCTGAGAAAGATTAAGATGAAGCCTAAGCTGCTTCATCATTTCACCGGTCATAACATTCATCTCCATATAAAGCATACGCTTGATGCAACGTGTTGTCAACACATATTATTTGAAAAACGTGTTGACAACACGTTTGACTGCGTGTACAATGTGTATATAACACAAAACAAACGGAAAGCGGAAAACGCCGACCGATTCCACGAAGGGAGCACAGTATGGATAAGAAAGAACTGACCACACAGGAACAGGAACGTGCAAAGCGTGAAACTGAAGAGATCGCCGAAGCCGCGAAGAAACTGCCGGCACCGGCGCGCGCGTCGCTGCTTGGTTTCATCATGGGCATGCAGCTCGCGACGGCGGAGAAGGCGGTGTAAGCCAATGTTTTCATGGGTGCCGTCTATCAAAAGCGCAAAGCGTCTTCAAAAGAAGGAAGACAAGAAGTGCTTTAAGGCTACAAAAGCCAAAATTCGAAAGGCGATCGAAGAAACGATGCGTAAAGGCCTTTACGAATATTGTAGCTTTCCGTCGTTTTCAATCTGGGGAGACTACCGAAAAAAGATTATCAAGCAGCTGCGTGCAAAAGGGTATGCAGTCGGCGAACGGAGAAGTCGTGACTTTCGGGATACTGTCATTGCCTGGGGCGAAGAAAAAGAAAACGTGCGCGAAGAAAAAGAAGACGAAGAAGACTAAAGAGGTGCTTGTATGGCAGCGTATTCGAAACTAAGAGGCCTGCTTGCAGAGCGGGATATCAACACAGAACATCTTGCGAAGCTAATAGGACTGCGCACCGCTGCGAGCATCAGCCAACGCATGAGCGGGAAAACCCCGTGGCGCATGGATGAAATGTATACCATCCTCGATCTGTGCGGAATCCCGCACGATCAGCTGCACATATATTTCCCGAAGGATGGGAAAAGTGTTCAGGAACAGAAGCTGCGCGTCGCGCAGTCGGCCTGATGGCGGAGGTGATGTCATGAGAAAGACCTAAGCAGTATATCTGCTCAAACCTACCCTAATCGCTCATGCAAGACGTTTCGGCGTCTTGCGATGGAAAAGGCGCTGGACGGTTTACTCCTTAGCTGTCCACCGCGGCGGAGTTTTACCGCCTCCATCGCAAAACGCCGAGAGGCGAAATAAAAGAAGGAGAAGCTACAAAGTGACGGACACGAAAACGATAAATGCAAAAGCGTTCCTTAAGCGGGCTGAAAAGTCTTTTTCAAGCGGAGGCCCGATATCTACACCATCGCTTGGAATTGTCAAGTGTTTGGTCGGAATGATGCCAGATGAATCGTTATGTCCCGACTGGATACCGTGCAGCGATGTGATGCCAGAAGACGGAGAATCGGTACTCGTAACGCAGGAACGCTTCGATGGACTTAGGAGAACGGTTGCAGGTAACTACAATGCATTCACGGGGTTATTTTATGGAGACAACGGAACAATCATGAACGTCATCGCATGGCAACCGCTCCCCGAACCCTACAACCCCAACCATGTTGACGGCATAAGCCAAGATACCATTGATGAATCTCGAGACGATTACGGTGTCCAGGAGGGGCGCGGATAAACAGAGCGCTTCGGCGCTCGTGGGGTTATAGCTTAATTGGTAGAGCAGCCGGACGTATTCCGGGACGATCTCGTTCGAGCCGAGGAGCCCCACCAAACTCTTTGTGCGCCGCTGTGCGCATAGTTCGTGGAAGTGTTGGCAAACTCGGGAAGCAGCATACCCGAGACTTCCGAAAACTGCGACAAAGCGCTTCGGCGCTTTGCGATGGGGTAAGAGAGAGACGGACGATCAATAAGACGTTCGAGGACGGAGAGCATAGCCGTCTACCCATCGCAAAACGCCGAAATCACAAAAGGAGAGAAAACCATGAGTTTTCACGAAGTAGTCTACATGATGAAATTCAACCTCAAAGACGTGATGATCATGCTGGAGTTGCTGCTGATCGCGGTGATGTACTTCTTCGGCCTGATGTCAACAACCAAACAAACGAAGCGGATCAAAGCGACGATTGCGAAGATCCTGACGGGCACCATGTTCGCAGAATTCGCGCTGATTCTCCTTTATGTAGCTTTCGCAATTCAACTTTGAGAGGTACCTACGATGAAAAAGAAACGCAAGCAACCAAAACTGCCGACGGAATGCGTCTGCGAGAGCTGCGGAATCAAACGGCACGACCTCGGCGGTGGACGCGTGGGGTACAAGAAGCGGGCATACTGCTATCGCTGCCGGAAGACCACCGAACACACTGTGATTGATTCGTAGGAGGACGCCATGCAGCTGAGAAAACTGTATATCGCCGGAAAAGTCACGGGCGACGAGAATTACAAAACGAAGTTTGGAAGCGCGGCGGGTGAGCTGCGGAAGCGGGGATACGCGGTTATGAACCCCGAGATGCTGCCGGACGGATTCGATTATGACGATTACATGCACATCTGCAAGGCGATGATTGAACGTTGTGACGCGATCGTGCTATTGCCGGACTGGAAAGACAGCGACGGCGCAAAGATGGAATACGGCCACGCCGCGGCAAATGGCAAGCGGGTCGTGACGCTGCACACCATCATGCATTATGAAATGAACACACCGGACACAACCGACGAAGAGGAATAGTTATGGCAAAGAGCATCATGGAATCCGACGATGTCGAATATCAGAAATGCTATCTGTGCGAGAGAAACGGAAACGGCGACCCGCTGGAAGAGCATCACATTTTCGAGGGAACCGGCCTGCGGGCGCTTTCGGAGAAATACGGACTAAAAGTTCATCTGTGCGCGCATCGGTGTCATAAATACGGGCCGGAATCGGTTCACCAGAACATCGAAGCACGCCGCAAGCTGCAGCGCGAAGGGCAGCAGCGATTTGAAGAAGAGAATCCCGACGAAGATTTCTTATTGATCTTCGGGAAGAACTACCTATAGGAGGACACCATGGCATTCTACAACACCTGCGAACACTGCAACGCCGCTTTAGACCCGGGCGAGAAGTGCGATTGCCGCAAGGCACGCGCCGAGCGCAAGGAGCACGAGAAAGCGACGAAGCGGATCAGGAAGATTCGGCGGACGCAGAAAAGCGACGCTCTCTTTCCTATTAATATGACAGCGTAATTTGAAAAAAGGGAGAAGCCCTTTTTTCGAGCTCGTATGAGGTATTAACAAATCAACCAAAACGACTGAGATAGAGATCACCTACCAACCAGAGAGTTGGCGCAGCCAGTAACGCGAAGCGCGTTCCCCAGCAGCCGTAGTGTGGATCGTGTGGGCAAGGTGGGAAAGTCTTCGGCCTTTTCCACATTGTCTCACATCATCCACACGTCACCACCGAGAACCTTGACAACTTCATGGAGGGGTAGCATGTACGAAATCAAGGAATACGACTATTTATTCTCGATCCCGACGACGGGAAGCGAGCTATTCGATATCAAATCCATCCGAAACCACCGTATGAAGACCATCACATCAGGACCAATCGTGAAAGAATACGAAATCTACCGTATTTGGGACACAAAGCCCGAGATGCGCCGTGCGCGTGGAGAGATCACCCCGGCGGAGCAGAAGGAAGTCAACCGCCGGAACGCAGAAAAATCATTCAAACGCAAGGCAAATACCAACTTCGGGCCGGAAGACCTCGCCATCACGCTGACAAACGACGGAATCGTGACCGAGGAACAGGCAAGCCGCAACGTCAGGAACTTCCTGCGCTGCGTCAGCCGTCGACGCAAGAAGATGGGGCTGCCGGAACTGAAATACATGTACGTTATCGAGTGGAACGCGACCGCCGAGCCGTTGGAAGACAACAAGCCGGTGCGCGTTCATCATCACGTGATCATGTCGGGCATGGATCGCGACATCGTGGAAAGCCTGTGGAAACATGGATACGCGAACGCGCGGCGCCTGCAGCTGGACGAAAACGGCATTTCAGCACTCGCGTCCTACATGATGAAGGACCCGAAGGGCAAAAAACGCTGGTGCTGCTCCAAGAACCTGAAGCAACCGACGATCACAATCGCAGACAAGAAGATTTCGCCGCGGCAGGTAGAGAAGATCCTGCGCGCCGCAGAGATAGACGGGAAAGCCATTTTTGAAAAATTCACACCAGGTTACGCCATGACGCACATCGAAGTAAAGCGCTCCCAGCGCATCGAGGGCGTCTATATCTATGTCAAAATGCACAAAATACCGGAATCGGACAATCGGACACCCAGCGCGCACACGCGCACACGCACACGCGCGCAACAATATCAAATCAGAAAAGGAGCACAGAAAAATGGAACAGGTAATGGATAAACTGCGCGATGAAATGGCGCAGAAATCGGACAACGGGTACGTGCAGGCGGTCGGGGAATACATGACCGCTTATTTACTCGCGCACCCGGCGGCAGCTTCGGCAATCATGGCCGAGGGAAAGACCATAGAAGGCAGCCTGAAAGAGGCGAAAGAATCCGCGAGGAAGAAAGCGCAGAACGGCGTGGCGGTCATGGCGGACACCGACGTTTACGCCGAAGTGCTGAAATACTACGGGCTTGCGGGCGATGAAAATGCAAAACCGCAGACGTCTGCGCTTTTGGTGCCCAATCTCGACGACATTCTGTGAGGTAGGCCATGAAAGACCTCTATCACGGGGTATCGGAAGGATACGGGCGCGTGTCGCTTCAACGCGAAGGCGAGCTGACGTATTCTATGCGATGCCCGAATGATCAGGCGACGTGGGATCTCGTAAAAAAGCACCTGCCGCGCCCAATTACCGCTGAAATGCGCAAGCGGGCAAGCGAAGTATTAGGTGCATATCTGTTCGGAATGCCGAAGAAGAAAGGCAAACGGGAGGCATACTGCACAGCCTGCGGACGAACGTTTGAAGTTGGAGGCGGTTATATGCACGGATTGTGCATGAACTGCCCCAAATGCGGAAAAGTAGCAATCTATTTCGAATCATGGCGAGGACGCAGGAAATGCGTTGTTGCGAACTATCATGCATTCTGGGCAAAAAGCAAGATCGACAACACCATATTTCAGGTTGGCGTGATCTGCGAGCGGGATTTCACAAACTCAATCACCGCAAAGCCGGAATACATCCTTGCGGATATCACGATGTTTCGTGAGAAACGCGCACCTGCGAAATTTCATGCTGTATTCACGTATCGACTTGGGTACTACGTGTCAAGAAACAAAAGGCCTTGCGCTACACGTTTGATGACAGGTGCCGGTTACTACACAGGATTACGAATGGAACACTTCGACTGCAATAAAACGCTTCAAGAGGCGGCGCGCGGTACCCAGCTCGAGCGATGCGGGGTTGGAACGGAGTATTTCAAGTGTCTGGAAGACAGCTGGAAACTATACGACCTTGTTGCACTGGCCATGCGTTACCCGTCGGTCGAGTATCTTTGCAAAATGGGACAAAAGAACCTGATCAGCGAGGTGATCACTTGGGGGCAGAAGGAAACCTACATCAACCTGAACGGGAAGACGGCGAAGGATGTACTCGGACTGACGCCGCAGGTGCTGAAAGAGGTAAAAACACGAAAGTTCGTTCTGTATCGTGACATTCTCATGGCGCGCGCGGCATTCGACCAGAGAAATGAATCTTATTGCCTAGATGATCTATGCGAACTGGCGCGCGACAAAGACGTGAAATCGATTATGGAGATAGACGAGCGGGTAAAGATCAAGGTCAAACGCATGATGAATTACCTGAGCAAGCAGCGAAAGAAAACGCCTATCACCTTCACGGCGGGAGAGTGGCGGGACTACCTGAAGCAATGCATCGAACTAGGGATGGATATCTCAGACGAATCGATCACCATGCCGAAGGACTTGCACGCGGCTCACCAAGAACTGACACGTCGGGTAGAGTACAAGCGCAACGCAGAATTCGATGAACAGATCAAAAAACGCGCTGAGAAGCTGAAAGAATACCAATTCAGTGCAGAAGGCATACAGATGCGCCCGTTCATCAGCGGGAATGAGATCATCGACGAGGGAACCGCACTGCATCATTGCGTAGGCGGATACGTCAAACGCTATGCAGACGGATGGACAATTTTGTGCGCACTGCGCCGGGCAGAAGACCCTAATACGCCGTGGCACACAGTCGAATTCACAACGGAAGGAAGACTCGTCCAGTGCCGCGGACTTAGAAACATGACTAAAGCCGAGGACGAGCCGATTCTGGAAGCATTCTGGACGGCATTTGAAGAACACAGGACAAAGAAAGTGAGGAAATCAGCATGAACGAGCTCATGGAGCGCAACCCGAACATCATCGCCTCGGAGATCGAGGCAATCAAGAACCAGACGAAGATCATCGTGCTATCCGCATCGATGGAGATCGGCAAGCGCCTGAAGGAAGTCAAGGCAATGCTGCCGCACGGCACCTGGGGCACGTGGCTGCAGGACAACGTGGACTATTCCGAGCGCACGGCGCAGAACCTCATGGCGCTGCACGACACCTACAGCGGGATGTCACCGGCTCAGATCGAAGGCATCGGATATTCGCAGGCTGTGGCACTGCTCGGCATCGAAAGCGAGATACTGACGGAAGCGATCGAAAACAACGACATTCCTGCCATGTCGACGCAGGAAGTCGAAGAACTGGCGAAGCAGTTGCGCGAAGAACAGAAAGCGCGCGCGGGCATTCAACTCGAGTTGGATATCCTCAAGGGCGCCGATCAGCGTGCAAAGGACGCCGAAACCGCCAAGACCGAGGCAGAAAAAGCGGCCGCAAAGGAGAAGCAAGACCGCATCAAAGCAGAGAATGAGGCAAAACGCCTCAGACAGGAGCTGGAAGACCTCGACAAAGAGCCCGACGTGCCGGTGGAGGTCATCGTGGAGAAAGTGCCCGACGCGGTGCAGAAAGAGCTTGAAGACCTGCGCAAGATTGCGGCGAAAGCGCCAAGCGCGCCGGTGATCAAGTTCCGGCAGATTTACGAGGATTTTCAGATGGTCACATCGCGCGCGGTCGCCTGTATCGACGAGATCGAGAAGGAAAACCCCGAAACGGCTGCGAAGTACCGCGGCGCGCTCCGGACGGCATGCGAGGGGATCATCACCAAACTGGATGGTGGTGCGGTGTGATCAAACCCCTATACACCCTGGTCCTATTCTACGACGGATCAGAGCACCGGACATATTCCACGACCGACAAAGAGAAGGCACGGAAGATCTATCACAAGTACATGCTCAAATACGGCTATGCGCCGCGGGTATGGAAAGGCGGGGTAAAACTCCGCATCTATCAGGCCGACGAGCTGTTCAAGCTCAAGATGCACAGCAAGGAGCACAAAGCGTTATTCGCTCGTGACCACGCAATCAACGCGTGAGAAAGGGAAACATGAATCAGCAAGACTATGCGGAACTGAAACGCCTCGACGCTATGGGCATGAAGCGCGTGATTTGCGACGTGGAAGGCCAGCGCGGAGGCGTGGACGACTTTGGACACATCGAACTGGTCGAAGAAGGGCTGCTGATGGATGCCACGCCGTTCTCGCCGATCGAGATCAAGAACGCGCTGCGCGCGGAGGTGAAAAGTGCCTAGAGTTAGCAAAAAGACGATAGACGGAGTAACTATCCAGACGGGGGTATTCAGAACCGGTGAATTTTTTCTATATGAACTGCCGGAAGGAACGGTTTACGGAGAAGTCCGTTTCAAAACTGATTGGTACGACCTAGCGGAAACGTGCCTCTTGCCGACGGCATCGACGTGGGAAGCAGAAGGCATCCTGCAAAAGCGTGCTCTCGTAATGAATGGACGTCTCGAACGGGCAAGAAAGCGCGCACAGCGCAGAAAGGGAAGCCAATGAACGACAACATTCAGAAATTCTTAACGATGGAGCTCACACCCGCACAGAAACAATTCGTTGAATCGACTGATCGATACACCATGCTAGCGGGAGGCCGCGGGATGGGGATAGGCTTTGCGTTCAGGAGATCGTTGACCGAAATTGCTCTCAATGAGGCGGGCGTAAGGATCGCAGTGTTCACGAAGGGAATTCGAAGAGTTCACGAGGACTTGAGAAATGATCTTGTGATACCCGGGGTTGCCCGCGAAAAAGAAGACTGGCCGAGAGGATTTGTGTTAAAAAATGGGAGCAAGATCTGTTTTTGCGCTGGGAAAAACTTAAAGGACTTCCATCGCTATGCGGGTATGGAGTTTGACGTCATTGCAATTTACGATGCGCAGGACTTATCCGAGAGCGAACACGATTTCATCAAGACGATGAACAGATCGATGCACGGTGCACCTCGTATGATCTACACGGCGACACCAGGCGGGATTGGTCACCAGTGGATCAAGCGACTTTTCATCGACCGCAAGTACAAGGAGCGCGAGAAAGCAGCTGACTATCGATTCATCAAAGCGTCCGTGCAGGACAATCCGTACCTGATGAACGACGAAGAATACCAAAGAGCGCTCGGCAACCTGCCGGAGGATCTGCGCAAGAAAATGATCGTAGACGATTGGGAGCCGACACCGGAGCAAATTTGACACCCGCTGCGCGCGGGAGAGGGAGAAAGACAATGAGCGAACGGTTGACGAGTAAAATCACGATAGCAGGAGAAACAAGCTATGTTACAGACTATATTTCTGTTTTCGAGCGGAAAAAGATGCCACTCGGAACGGAAGAAGAAAAAAGAACCGCCGTAAATATCGTGAACGACATGGCGGCATCCAGACTCGGAATGCTTGAGGATGTCATTTGCGACGCATCCGGCGCTGAGATCATCACCATCGACGATCTCCGAGACCTCGTTGCGGCGTACAAGGATGGACGGGTAACGATTCGGCCTCTCAAAGACAAGCAAACGGTTTTCCTGATCGCCAACGGTGAAATCTTTGAGGGAGAAACGGAATACGGAGACGCGGACGGAATCGCATATTCTCACGAAAAAGATTACGGGATTCCATGCGCTGCGCGGGTAATCCATGCGGGTGACATTGGAAAAACTATTTTCACAACGCGCGAAGCAGCCGAAGCCGCACTTGCGGGAGAGGGAGCGGAATAGATGAACTTTGGAGGCAATAAGGCGCACATAGAAAAAACACGCAAACGCGTGCTGGCACTTTGCAAGCCGGGGGATTTTGGCATATGTCCGCCTCCACTTGATGCGCAAGTAGCGCTGAATGAATTATGCAGATATTTTCTTGGAGACGGATGGTATGCCTCGCTGCCGTTGCCACAAGAACAGGTAAATACAGAAATCGTGTTTGATATCGAATGTCTATATAAGGGCGCCGCCGATGCGGGGAAGGGAGAATGACGGATGGAAGAGCTTAACGCGGAACGTGCAAGGGCGTTCCAACACGAAGCGCATAAAAAGCACCAAGACGAAGATCAAGAAATGAGAATGAAAGCGGCAGAATCGCTTTATGAGAAATGCCTATCGGCCATTGAGACGCGAGCCAAACAAGGCAACTCATACGCTCTTGTTGAATGGAGTGGATGGCACCTGCTTCGAGAGGATTTTGACACAGTCATGCTTAGGCTTTCTGAGAAAGGATTCAAGTGTGAATTCAAAGAAGCGACAAACATGGAACGATATGACAAAATCATGATCGTTTGGCGTTGAGGAGGAACAGCCATGAGTGAACGCATACAGGAGATCAGGGAGCGCGTAAACGCCGCATGGCATGGCGAGTGGCGCGGGACGGACGGCTACTCTGATCAGGTTTTCACATACAACGAAGACGGATC